ACTTATTCAAATATTCTAAAAGTTCCTTTTTAAATTCAAAAGACGCTCTTTCCAAATGATCCGCTGTGGCTTGTTGCAGGACATAAATATCAATCATATTTCCTGCACTTCCATTATCACGCAACGTAGCAAGAGCCTTTCCAGTTTTCCCAGCAGTGCTTATAAATTTATGTGCAAATGTAGTATAGTCATGACCGGTTACGGCACGATATTGGGTAGCAAACCACATCGGACCAAATCTCCGTGCCTCTTCAATAGACTGCGCGTCTACCCCTCCAGTTCCAGCCCGAGGGTTTGTAACATCCAGAGTTACATCCGTAGGAGATACGCTTCTCACTCCAGTAGAAGCCTTACTTAATTTCCCAGAGGTAACGTTCCCTCTCAAGCCACCCCCCGTCCGGAACATTATTACATAGTCTTGGTTTGGTGTGGGTGTCTTCCCTACCGCGCCGCGTCCAAACTTAAGCCTACAAGAAAAATCCTCATTATAGATTTTCTCAAAAACAAAAGCCTCGGCAGATGCAAACCATATATTATCAATTTCAGTATAAAAACCATCCCCCGCTGAAACTACAACACTTCCTTCAATTACCGATGGCAGAGTAATAGAAATTTCCTCAGCGGGATCTATATGAGAAAAAGTACCTGTCTGGGTTTGAAAGCTGCCTTCTAGTAATACAAGATTTTCAAACGTAGATCCGTCATAATCAGCAGGTGCCGCATCCCCGGTAGGCTTTGAATCTTCAAACGTCAATACCATGGAATCTTCTTGCATATTGATATTACCATTACTTTCCACGGAATACAAAGTATATGTTAGAGGTAGATTGTCCCTGGTACTGACACCTTGTATAACTCTATTTCCCGCATCAATTGTTATCTCCTGCCCTGTGGCAATAGCCCGTGAGGCGTCTGTTACAGCAGCAACGGCATTAGCCTTAGCCGATACGGGGCCTCTCAAGGAAACTCCAATAAGTTCTAATAATTTAGTAACACTTTCGGAGGTTTTGGCCGTAGCCAAATAATTCTCCTGAGCAATAGCATCGGCCTTATAAGAAAGGACCCCCCCGAGATATGCAACTAACTCTACCAACATAATCCCTAAATCAGATTCTATAAAATTATTATAATTATCAGGATAGACTGCTTTTAAATAATTAGAAAAGCTTGTTTTAAAATCATCAAAATCTGAAGTGGAAAAATCAATTAGGTCTTTTCTTAGAGCCTCGGGGATACCACCCAAGCGCATGAAATCAGAAGTAACCTGACCAGTAAATCCACTTGGATTATAGATAGCCTCAAACTGAGGATTACTACCTGGTACTGCCTCTGGGCCTTTGCTTATGTGTGCCATTTATTTTATTAATATATTTTTTGTTGCGCCCACAGTCAAAAAAATACTCTCTGTGGTGAGGACATTATTCTTAAGCGAAAATACTAAAGATAAGTCGAGTTCTGAAGTTTCCTCATTGGGGATAAGTTTAAAATCAATAATCGTCACTCTTGGCTCATACTTTTCAATAGCTGTCAAAATACTTTTTTCCAAAGCGCCAATTGTTATACCGTCCATTGGCTCAAAAGGTGCGGCACGCAGATTGGTTCCATAACCAGGTCGCATAGGGCGTTCCCCCTTTTGAGTTAATATTAATTGTACAAGACCGTCTTTAACAGCTTCTTGGTTATAAGCACACGAGAACATGCCACCAGTGTTTTCCTGCTTAACAGGCCATTGCACACCCCTAATAACCTTTTGGTTTTTGCGTGTAGCAAATTGTAAATCTCCATAACTAGCCATTATAGTATCCTGGGCTCTCCTGCCGCATTAACCTGAATTCCGGTAAAGAAAGGTTTCTGAGCTTTGTAATTCACTTGAACGGCATTACTTGTTAAACCTACATTATATATCTTGAAACTTCCTAAGTACCCATCTAAGCCACTGCGAGGAATTTTAAGAGTAGCACCCGTAGCGGTATATCCACCCAGGCCAGGGACTGCATCATCCGCCGGAGGGTCGAGCCTAGTATGTTGTCCTACAGGACCCCCAGGAAGTGGGGCCATGGCTACCCTGAAATAATCGTCATTAGTATTAACCCCCAAGAAGCCTGGGAATGTCTCGGTCTTAAAGATAGGGGGGACCTCATGGGCAATACCGTCCGTAAAGCCTCCACCAAGAATCCAAGGTGTAAAAATAGGAATAGAGGGAAATGCCCCAGTATACAAGCGTTCTCCATTCTTCCCGGTGTTATCATGAAAATGACCTTTAGTTGCGGCGGTAGGTATATTAATTGGTCTTCCAGGATATCTCTGAAAAGACGTGCTTGCTAAGGCAGACGCAATAAATTGCCCATTTACATAGACCGTTATCGTATCAGAAGATAAATCGCAAGCTATAGCATAGTGAGTAAATGCAGCACTACAACTCCCAATAGTGTATCCCGAAACCGTTGTAGTTGTAATCGGAATTTTAACCCCCAATTCAGTACGGCACGTAGGACCACCACCGTCACCACTTACGCTTTCCGCAATGCAAATACTCTTACCCCACCTCTCGCTATTTTGTGATACCGTTGGCAAAATAACAAACTCTAAACCACTAGCCCCATCGGTACCTGGGTATCCCTTATCCCGAAAACCAATAACCATCCCGAGCGTTCTTCGATCCCGTTGCCCCTGAATAATACCACTTAATTGCGCAGTTGTACGGGGATTGCCTCCATGGTACATACCACCATAAAACCCCGATCCACAATTTTCATTGGCAGCAATCAACTTATATCGATGATCGTAAGTTAGCGATGAAGATACATCCGGAACATGCGCCCAAAAATCAAAAGACCATCCATTCTCATTATACATTAGATTATCCAATGGCTGCGAAGGAGGGTATGGCTTGTTGTTCCTAAAATTATTGGGAAGTCTAACATAGGAGCCCTTGGGAATAGCTGCATATTTCAATCCATATTTGGATGTCGCATCATAGAGAGATCCAGTGAGATATGGAATAGTTACTCCAGAAACAAAAATAGCAGACGCGTGAGCCCCTACTAACTTAGCATCCAAAGCAGCGCCTGTTTCACTATAGTTTTTAACACCGTATACATCGGAGCTGGGGCTGACGACCGCAGAAGGCTCTAAGAAGTTATAACAGGCTATCAAACCTGGTTTAACGATAGAACTCTCAAGAGTTCTAAGATAAGGTGCTGTGCCAGTTAGATCAGTATCTCCAGATGTAGTAATCCAATCCGTTATACCATAATCCGGAACAGACATCTCCGGGATACCATCCACGTTCTGAGGCACTCCCGATGTAATAAATTTGGCAGATGCGGGCTTAAAAGGTAATGTCGTATCATCTAAATCAGATGAATGGAGCATTGCGGACTTTTGCATCTGTATAGACGGGACAAGAGAAATATCCTTTAAATACGTAAAATCATTCACCGGGATACGATCAATATATTCAATCGAGCTTGGGGAACTGGGAGGAGGAACCGCAGGAGAGGTTACTCTACAGACCTCAGGGGGAATAACTTTCCCAGGTTTGTCCAGCTCCCGATAAAACACTCCTTCTCCTATAATACTTTTCGTATCAGTTATCCCATAGGGCCCAAACAAAGCCGCTACTTGAAGCTGTTTTTTACGTTTCTTAATCTTGCTGTCATAAGCGTATGCTATAGCACCGTAACTTTCCTTGTAATTTTGTATTAGCGCAGAATCTTCAGAGTAGCCGGAAGCCACAAGATCATCAATTTTAGCTGACGCATCCATTATCTGTAAATTTCTATCATTTAATAATGCTCTAAGAACGTCATCAAATTCATAAAACTTTAAAACATCCCCGCTTTCATTCTGGTACTCATCATCAAAAATTGTATTAGCTAAACGACTAACTTGATTTGGTGCGTATAGTTCCCCCTTCCCCCCCTTATTGGATGCATAGCGCAACTGCCACGAGGCCGCATCTATCTTCTGAGACACGATAGTAGGAATCGAGCCAGTTCTAGAATCGTAGTATAGACCATCCTGCGATAAAATAAATTTTCCAGCATAGGACACAGGCGGCGCAAAAATAGTACGGAATATGTCTTCCGAGGGAGTAACCTGAACCCCTTTAATCTGA